GCGGTTGCCGAATTGTGGTAACCCGTCTCCACTCCTGTTATATCTTCACGACCTCCAAGGGAACTTAATTTGGTCGTTGCGGCAAGTTGTGGCCCGTAAATGGTGGCCTCACCACTGAAATTGGTAGTTGATGCATAGCCGATCCAGAATGATGTCTCGGTTCTGGCCGATCCACCAGCAGTACCGTTCTGCCGGTACATGTCGTTGAATATGTAAATAGATGTCGCGCTATCGGCTCCTGAGAGGCGTAAACGCATGGCGACTTGGGATGTCGTGCTTGCCACGCCCTCACATTTGATGACGTAATTCTGATATGCGGAACTGAAGCACCCGTTCACGCTCACGCTTGTTGCTGCCGAAAAACTGATTTGCCCGCCGGACAGCGTGACCCCTGACCCTGCGACCGATGTCGGGGTAATGAGCACCATTCCAGGAGCGGCGCCGCTACCGGCCACAGTCCACATGTTCGACGCCGTCCGCACGAGAGTCGCGCTCGAGTACTGCGCAACCGTGGCCGTTCCATTGATCGTAACCCCGGCTCCTGCCGTGAGGGTGACGACTCCGGCGCCTAGGTTGAGTAGGCGCAAAGTCGTGTAGTCCTCCCACACGACCGAGGACTGAGGCGGGACCGTGTAGGCCGAGGCGGCCGCGTTGTTGGCCGTGACGGTCTTCGTGGTGTCTGTAAGTACAAACGTGTAGGTCGTGCCGGTCTGTGGGTTTTGGACTGGTCCGGTGTCGAGTTTGTAGCCGTCGACGTACTGGGCGACGGCCAGCGACTTCGCCGGCCACGCTGACACTAGGTCGCTACTGAGTGCGTACGGGGTTCCCATGTGCTGATCCTTTCAGTTAGGCGACTAGATCGGCTGCAGCGACGACGTTGTACCACTGCACGGTCGGGTCGACGCCGGCCCACGTCAGGACGGCGCTCACTTCACTCCATCGCACGACCTGGTAAGAGAATCGAGGATCGGACAGGCTGAGGACGAGCCGGTGCAGTCCGGGCGTGTAGGTCTCGGACCATCCCTCACAGATGCCCACATAGTCGTCGATGGGGGCGGGCTGCGGCATGAGGTCGATGCCGACTTTGCTGCCTGAGATGACGTCGAGCAGGTCGGCGCGTAGCGGGTCGGTGACGGTCTCCATGAGGACCTCGATCGACTGCACGGCGTAGCGCGGCTCCGACTGGGTGCGGATGATGTCCGAGGCCCTTGCCTGCGCGTCGGCTGCGTAGTGCAGTTTCGTGGTCAGGGTGAACGCTCGACGCCCGTGCGTGATGATGGAGGCCGCATCCGAGTCCGTCTTGCTTTGATTGCCGGCGCTGCCGTAGATCACGGTGACGTCGTTGAGGATCGTCTGTGACGTGTTGCGCCAAGTCGGCGACCAGGCGACCGCCGTGTGGGGCAGCTCGACGGTTAGCGGTGCCGTGTCGACCCGGTCATACACATCGGCCCAGATGTAGGAAATATCAGCCCAGGTGTCTGTCGGATCGAGGTCGTACCAGTGGGCCGGGTTGTAGCCATAGCCTCGGCGGCTGTACGACTCCCACAGCACGGCGCCGTCAGGTAGGTCGCACAGTGTGCCGCCGGTCTCGGTGCCGAGGGCCGTCAGCAGGTCCAGCGCCGAGTATCCGCCGTCGAGGGCGTCGAGTGCTTCCTGTGTCATGAGCGGGTCGCTGTTGTTGGCAAACGTGACGCCGGCGTCCGTCAGGATGTTCTCGACGCGGTCGTTGAGCAGTTCGCGGGCGTAGCCTGCGGCGCCGACGAACTTGAGGCCCAAGAGGCTAAGGTTCCCGACCATCGTGACGTCCAGGCGCGCTATGTAGGCCGTCGCGCCGATGCCGAGGGTCGGGCCGTTGGGGTTGAAATCATGGGTGAGGATGGTGTCAGTTACCCGGCCAGTGAACCGGGTCACGCCGTACGCCACGACCTCGACGACGTCGCTGATTTCCACGGGGATCGACAGGAAGCCGAGGAGCGTCATGCTGGCGTCCGACGGTGCCGGCGCTGCCGTAATGTCATTCCGCCCGTGCGAGACCGTGATGCGATACTCGACGTTCTCGAGGTCGAGGGCTGTCCCGTTGACCAGGACTGTCGGGCTCATCCCAGCACCGGACTAGGCACAGGTATGCCCATTGAATAGCCGGCGCGAGCGTTGCTGTTGGTGATGATGCGCTGGACGGCTTGCGCTATCTGCTGCTCGGACACGACGACCTCACGGGCGGCTGTCTGCGCGGCGCGTTCGGCGGCTGCTGCCGTCTTGCTGGCCTCGGCAGCGGCGACGGCCTCTGCGACTGCCTGCAGGATTTCGGCCTTTGCCTTGGCGCCGATCGTGTTGCCCATGAGCTTGCCGATTGCCTTGAGTCTTGCTTTCTCGGTGTCGAGCTGGGTGAGGGTGCCGTCGACGAACCCCGTAGCGGCGGCGGTGCCAGCCGGGAGGAACTCTCCAGCCATCGCCGTAGCGGTCGTGTTGGCGAGTGCCGTGACCGATTCAAGCCGGCTGTTGAATGCCTCGACAAGGCCCTTGTCGAGCATTTCCTGCCCGAGTTTGCCGCCGGCCTCGGGGCCTAGGGCCGCTATCTGGTCGATGAGACGCTTGTCTGCACCGTTCGCCCTTATCGCCGTGAGTACGTTGCCAAACCATTCGTGCTGCTCGATCTGGCGGTCGAAGGCGTCGAGCGATGATATGCCGAGCTCTGCGCCGGTCTCCTGTGCGGCGCCGAGGTCGATGCCGCCGAGGAGCTGCGTCGCGAGTGCGCTGGCATAGTCCTTTGCGGCTTGCGTGTTCCGGTCAAGGTCGGCGACCTGTGTGTCGAGGGTGCCTTTGAGTTTCTCGACGACGTCGCGCTGCAAATCGAATGCGGTGGTTAGAAGGTTTGTTTCCTTCGAGGTCGATCCCGTCGAGGTCGTGGTCTTGTCGAGGGCCGCGAAGTACTCCTCGAGGTTCCCGCCGTTCGTCTTGACGACTGCGCCGTTAGCGGCTGCGATCGCGTTCCACCTCGAGGTCGCTGCCGTGTTCTTGTCGACCTCGGGGGCGCCCTTGCCGAGTGCCATCGCGGTACGGCTTATCCCCGCGTAGGCGTCCTCTGATGAGCCGGCCAATTGATCGTAGGCGCCGCTAAGGTTGAGCAGAAGGTCGACGGCTGGGCCTATAACGGGGATTCCTTGCACCAGCGTGCTGTTGAAGAACTGATTAGCCTTCGCGGCCTCAGTAATGAGGCTGCCGAGGTCGTCCCAGTTCGGCGCCTCGAGGAAGTTCTTCCCAGCTTTTGCTGCCTTGTCCGATGCCGTCACCAGTCCGGCAAGTTCGACGACTACATCACCTGCTGCCGACCCGATGTCCTCGAGGGCTGGCTGCAGGTCTTCCATGGCCTGCATCAGGTCGCCGGTCTTCCCTTCTGTCTTCCCTAAAGCGTTGAGGAATCCGGCGCCGAAACTCTCCTGGAGTTCCGAAAAACCCACCGCGAGGCGGTCGAGTTGGCCCTGATAGGTCTGGCTGGCGGTTTGTGCTTGGCCGCCGAACGTGCGCGCTAGGTCCTTGGTGATGGTGTCCATATTGCCGGTCGCGAGCACGGCCTTGTCGATGCCGGCGCCGAGCTTGGACAATCCGGCGGTGTTGCCGTCATAGGCCTTGCCTAATGCCTGGACTACTTGGTCAAGCGATTTGGTGGCGCCTTTGCTGATGTCCAAACTTAGGGACAGCAGTTGTGTGGCCTTGTCAGTGTCCCCTACCGAACGCACGAGGCGGTCGAATGCAGGTCGCAGGGCGTCGTCTGCGACGCCGGTCTGGCGTTGCATGGCGTCGATCATGGCCTCGACTGGCGCAGTGTCTTGGGCGAGTCCGAGGTTCTGCAGAGTGGTCGCCAGTTTCGCTGCTGCGGCCTCGTCGTCGACAAATGCCTTGACGCCGTCGACCCCGAACTGGACCGCGGCGTAACCGGCTGCGGCGCCCGCGCCGATCAGGGCAGGCCCGAGCATGCCCGACAGGGTGTTCGTAAGGTTCCGGGTAGCGTTGCCAAACCGGCCTAGGTCCTCTTGAGCGTCCCTAAGTTTCGGGGTGAACCCCTTCAGGTCCATTGCGAGCGCGAGGTACAGGGTCCGGCTCATAGCGTGTTCCTGTTCCACTTCGCAGTAACGACCTCGGCGGCCTGCTCCCACTCGCGGAAGGCCTGCCGTGCGTACGGCACCCGGTTATTCATCCACCCTGTCCCGTCACCGAATGGCGGCCACTTGTTGCGCGCCCCAAGAAATGCGGGATAGCGGACCATGTTGGTGCTGGCGCCTCCCGAGTATGAGCGCCGGTCCTTGCCGATGAGCAGCGCCGGCAGTCGATCGGAACGCACCCGGATCGAGGCCGCCAACTTCGGTCCCCACTCGCCTGCAGTAAGCGCGGCATTCTTCCAACTCGGCAGCATGTGCCTAGTCGCGATGTCTACCGATGCGTGCCGCAACTCGGCGCTGGCCTCTTTCGGAAGTTTCCGCAAGTCCTTAAGAACGGCGCCGAGGCCCTCAATGCGGAGGTCGGCTTGCTTAGCCACCGTTCAACTCCTCAACGATCGTTGCCAGCATTCTGGGCTCGTATTCGATTACTTCGAATATAGGCCGATTGATCCTTAGCGCGACCTGGACAACTAGACGGCGGGGGTCGCCGTCTTCGTAGGGCCCACATGCTCGCGCCTGTCGATGATGACCTTCTGTTCGCGTGCCCACTTTTTGACCGGCTTTAGGTCAAACGGCTCAGGGTCGACGAGTGTGCAGTACGCCGACAGCAGGTCGAGGCCCGCCGGGTATGCCGTGACCTTCGCCTTGTCGCACATGTCGCGGTAGTCGACGACGTGGATCGTGAGGACGGTTACCTCGACGGGGTCAGTGGCCCCGTCGAGGTACACGTCTAGGACATCCCACATCTACGCGAACACCAGGACGCCGGTCAGCTGCGCGGTGCATGTCGCGACGCCTGTGGCGTCGAACGTGGTCTCGGCAGACTCGCAGTACATGGCAGCGCCAGTCCACTCGCCGGTCCCGCCGTCGATCACCACGGCGATGCTGGCGCCTGAGTCGACGACGGCCTGCAGCGCGGAGAAAATGCCCGCCGTGTCGTCGTACAGGAACGACAGCGACACGGCGCTGATCAGGTCGGTCTGACTGAATGCGTTGCCGTCGAGCGTGCGCGTGCGCGTGATCGTCGAGGTCGACGTCACGGTGCCGGACGTCACCTGGGCGCTGTAGTCGGTGGCGCCGACAGTCACGGTGAACGTGGCGCCGGCGATCGAGGTTGCTGGCATGGCCTAACCCTTCATAGATGCGGTGAGTGATACTTCGACGGTAATGATGGAACCTTGAGGACCGACGTCCATGAGCGTCGGCGGACCGATGCTCGACACGACGGCGTAGACCGGCAGCGCCCCGAGAATGGTGTCTATGGCGTCCTCGGCGTCTAGCTGCGCTGCGCTGTTCTTCCGAGGATTGACGACGACCATGAGGCGCCACTGCGTGCGGTAGGACAGGCGCCCCAGCCGCTCAGGGATGACCCATGGCGAGTCGGCCATGATCACGATGCTCGGCGGGATCGGTACCGGCGGCGTGCTCGTGTAGACCTTGTATCCGAGGCCGGTGAGCGCCGTGGTGATCGCCAGGCGCGCCTCGGTCGTCAGCGCAGTCATCCGACCATGCTCTCGACTCGAATGTAAGGCGCGATCAGCGCGGCCCGGCTTTTGAGCAGGATGCTGTTGAGCCGGTACGGGCTGGCCTGCATGTCGAGGCCGACGGACTCGCCGCCGGCTGCATAGCGTGCCTGGAATATGTCAATCCCGATGCCGAGGGTCGCTTCCTTGAGGGCTGCGGGCTCAGCTGCCAATGCCGTCGCGGTGATGACGGAGGACACCACCGCGACGGCTGCCGCTGCCACCTGGTCGAACGGGTCCGCCGCATAGGTGAGATCCAATGCGGTAGCCAGTTGCGTTCCGGTGAGCAGCGCCATGGTTTACGGCTCGACCAGGCGAACGATGCCGTTGGGGAGGTAGGCCGCGGTGACGCCGTAGCCGTAGATGGCAATGTCACGACCGAGCTGGCCGACGTTCTCGGCGTTTGCGAGGCGGGGTCCGTCCTCGATCCACCGTGCAGCCTCGCCGTTGGTGACGATGGCGTGCCGTGCGGCTGCGCCGTCGAGCCACTTGGCGCGAACGACCCGGAGGCCGGACACGTTCACCTGGAGGGTGCTGGCCGTTGCGACGCCGGACACGTTCTGGACCGAGTAGGGCGCCGGGTAAAACGACTCCCACCCGCCAATTTCGATCATGAGGGCCGTCGAGGCGTACACGATGGACGCCGGCATGCCGGTAGCGTCCTCGCATTCCATCGACGCTTCGAACACTGCAGCGCGGAACACTGCGCCGGTCGTGTCTGCGCTCAGGTCGTAGGTGACCGTCCCGGCGCCCTGATTCCAGATATCCGAGGTGAACTTGCGGTCGGTGACCGTCGAGTAGCTCGCCGCCATGATGCGGTTGTGTGCGTCGAGGTAGGACGGCTGAGACCGCTGCAGCAGCTGGTAGGAGATGTCCGAGCCGGCGGCGTAGGTCCCGAGCGACGCGGTGCCCTTGAGGATGCTGATTTGGACGCTATTCACTTCGTCCTTCTCATTGGCCTGCGCCTCGACGATGTCGGTCAGGACGTTCTCGCTGTAGGGCCAGTTGATATCGAGCCCGACGGTGCCTGCTGACTGCGGGCCGCCGACGCCGGTGATGACGGGGCGACCGGAGTCGATGATGCCCCGGACCTGCTGCAGCCACACGGGCGGCATGACGCCGGGGTTGTCGCCGGTGACCTGGTCGAACAGGGCCCGGGACTCGAAGCCCTCGAGGACGGCCTTGCTGTACTCGCCGTAGGAGCGGAACTGTGCGAGCGGGTGGATGGGCTCGGAGACGTGGACGACGGACTGGACCTCGCGGCGCAGCTCGTCAATGGCCTCGCGTGCCTGGATGTCTGCGACGACCGCCGGGGCGGCGTCCTCGACGGTTTCGACTGACATTGCATCCTCTTCTCTGATTGAACCGACGCCGGCGCTTGAGTACGCCGGCTGATGGGTGAGACTCACTTCAGCCAGTGCGGCTTTGGTGTACACGATCGCGTTTTTGCCTTGGGTCCGCTTGGACTCGAGCGGGGCGAAACCGACGGACAGGCCGCGGCTTGATCCCGTGCGCATGAGGGTTGCCGCATCACGCCCGAGGGAAGTGTTGACGACGTCGAAATCGATGTAGAGGCCGTCGGGCTCGTTGCTGGCCGCTGTGATCACGCCGATGGGCTCGTTGTGCCGGTAGGCGAGAGGCTTGCCGACGACTGCAGCAGTATCGAACGCACCAGGCGCGAACGATTCTCGCATCCCGTCGTACTCGATCTCGACGCCGTAGGGGACGGCCATGCCGTAGCCGGTGCCGATGATGTCGCCGCCGTCGTCCGCACGGGTGTGCAGCAGCAGCGTGCTCGAGGTCGTGACCGTTCTCATCTATCCGCCCATCTGTACGAGGCTTGTCGGGGTGAGTCCGAGGGTGTTGAGGTCGATTACGGTGCGGGCCTCGTCGGGTGTGAGGACGCCCAGGGGGACGAGCTTCTGGACGAGGTCGCCGAGGTCGCTGGCGTTGCCGCGCAGGAAACCGCTTGTGTCGAATCGCACGGCGTGCCCTCGAGGAGTGACGTCCGGCATGCTCAGCCGGTGGGTGAGCATGTCCATAACGGGGCGCAGGCTGATGTCGAGAAGCTGCCGATAAAGGTCGACGCGGTTGGAGTATGTGAGTGACGATCCTGACACGCTGGCGCCGACCCACACGGGGTCGAGGTTCGCGATGCGCGCTATCCCGATGGCGGACTCGTTACGTGCCTCGACGAGTGCGAGATCGCGGGCGGACCAGCCCATGCCCTTCGCCTCGATCGCGCTGTTGAGGTAGGCCGTGGCCCTGTTGCTCCTGGCTTCTTCCCATGCGGTCAGGAGCGCGTCCACTGTTGCCGCTGGAAGGTCGGCGCCAGTGTTCTTCAGGACCACGGTCGGCATGGGGTACTCGCTGTAGTTCAGCGTCGCGGCCTCGAGGGCGGCGGCTGTGTTGATCGCAGCGGCACCTGTCGACAGCCATCCGCCGAGCCCGTCGCCGTAGAACTTAATGACGTCGCGGGCCGGGACAGGCGTGCCGATGTAATAGAACGGGTCGACGGGCGGGAACTGTGTGTTCTGGTTTGCCGTCGAGTGCGTGGTCAGGTCGGATACGTCGTCAACGTCCATGACCTGAATCTCGCGGGGGAAGCCGTCCCACGTCCGGTCGACCACAAGCCAGTACGCCCGGTCGTGGAGGAGGAGGTTCTCGACAGTCCTCGCAATGACGGACGTGTAGGGAAGATACGAGGACGGGCTGACAAGTACCTGCGCGGTTTCGATGGGTTCGCCGGCTCGGTATGTCCGCAGGCCGAAACCGCTGATCGTGTGTGAGTACGTCTTCATCGCGTCGACGAATGCGGGGACCTGCAGCGCGGCGGCCCTCGAGGTACGGAACGACGACCCGGCGCCCTGAATCATCTGCAGCAGTGACGTCCCGGCGCCCTCCCGCAAAGCCACAGACGGCCCGCCCTCCATCGACCTTGGGGGGGACGGAGGGGCGGACCATCTCGGACGGGGAAACGCCACGCGCCCATATTACAGGTTTATAACGATTGTCAAGCACGTCGACGGCTGTGAATGATCGCTGTCGGGCGCTGCCGCTTCGTCGCCTGGGCA